ATTCCCCTCTACATCCACATGGAATGACGTCTCATCAGTTGTCCCTAAATCTTCACCAATATCTAACTTAGATCTAATACTAGCTTCATTAAATACTGCCCCACCAGCTCCATCAATTTTCCAACCAGCACCTCCGGTTGTTGTAGTTGCCGCTAAGTAATTACTGGACTTTAATATTGAATTAGTTCCAGCTAAAATGATTTCATGCGCGCCGATTATTCCTGCCGTAATTTTGGAAGCAGTGAGATCTACAATGTGTGCTGACTCGATAAATGTTGTAGCACTCGATGCAACTATTGGAGTCCATGTCGAAGTATTCCCAGAAGTGTCTATAGCTTGCACTCTAGCAAAATAGAGTTTTTCAATTGTAGTAGTTGTAGTTACTCCGGTATTTGCATCAATATTATTTGTTGTTTCAGAGTTTTGCGGAACATCTAAAGTTATAACATTTGATGCCGAGAATCCAGATAGATAGGGCGTGGCATTACCAATTATTGAATATATAGAACCACTTTGACTAATATCTTCAGGAAGATAAACTTGATAGTTATAACCCCTTAAATCTGAATCATTTGCCGGATTAAAACTAATCATTATTGATTTATAATTTCCGACTATTACCAGATTGCCTAATTCAGTAGGAATTGTTAGATCACTAGGAATGGTAAATCTAATTGCCATTGTTGGGTCAAGAGCTACATTGAGGTCTCCATCTTTTGGCTTTACGGTAAGCAAATACTGCTTACCGGGTTTAAGATTTTGAATTGTTTTTTTAATTATTGCCATTATTGAACTCCACCTATAGAATTAAATGATAGATCAGGATTGATTATCTGTTTTTGAAGTGTTGGATAGAGATTTTTTAAAAAAGTTATTTGACTTATTTTAATCATAGAATCAGCAGACAAAATATTTTTATCTTGCAGTGTTTCAATTTCTATATTATATTCTGTATATTCTAAATCTATTTTTTCAAAAATTATAGATTCTTTTTCTCTATCAGAATAACAATCTATGGTATACCAGTCAAGAACTATTTTTTCTGTATCTGATGCCAATACCTGTTTAGTGGATATTCTAACCTGAATTTTCCCATAACTTGGACCGACAAAACCATAAATCCTTATTTTCGGACCACTAAAAGTTGATGCTGCTTTTGCCCCAGCAACCGTAGAAACACCATCGACCCAATCTATACCATCGTTGAAATAGGCTAATTTATAATATCCGCTAGAAGTTCTATTAATTTCTGTACCATATAGATCTATACTCGAAGGGGTCGCACTATAATAAATACTATAACCGGGAGAGCTTTCCTGCCCATTTATAGTAACGTCTGGATACTTAATATATTCAGATATAGTGTTCCCTCCAGATGTAACTGGAGTAGCATGAATATATTTTATGTAATCTGAACCATAATACAGACTATATTCACCAATAGGTCTTTTGTCTTTTTCATGGCTTTGAACTGATTTAAAATAAAGTATTCCATCTTTTATAACAGAAGTTGTTGGAATTGGAACGTCTACCCCTAAATCCTTTACACCTTCATAGACAACGATATAAGAATGATCTTGTTCAACTTTTAGTGTTGAAGTATTATATACATAATTGATTTCTTTATTGCCCAAATCTACAAAAAGCCAATCATTTTTATTTATATATTCTTTTACTTCCCCTATTTCAATACCGTCTCTTTAGAGGCGGTGTTATATAGTTTTTGACAATTGGAGAAGCTAAAAATGAACTTGTATTATTTAAATATTTAAACCATGTCATATTAAATCTCTACGTATAATATTTCAAAATCATATTTATCCTTAAAACTATCTGGTATATCAATACTAATATTGACATCTGCAACTGGGACTCCGCCCTGTAGTATATCAGGTTGATAGGAATCAATACTAATTGTGATCTCATCTGCTGATGCGTTAAGCCCTATTTCATTTCTTACCGTTGTATAATCTATATCTAAGGAGCTTATTCTTAATGAACCATCTACCCCATCATGTGAGTGCGTTTTAATTTGAACACCATCAATTTTAGCATTATTTTCAACTGAAATATTTCCATTAATAATTCCTCCTGATCTTAACAGATACTGCGGATGACTATCGCCGCTTAAGTCATCCAATAGAGAATGGCTAGATTGTAAAGAACTTGAGTGTAAACCATCTACATATATATTTGATAACAAACTAGCATATCGAGAATCGACATTACTGGTTACTATTTTTGCTTTTTGAATTGCCTTTATACTTAATTGAGATATATATGAAGTGTATTTTCTTCTTTGTGTTATAGATTGATAAATCAAGTCTATTTTTTGCGAAGTTGAGTTTCTTCTCTCTAATAGATCTGTCAAAACAGATTTAAAGTTACCTTCCGCTGAAAGAACTGCTATAGCCACTTCTTCGGAAAGTCTCGGCATCTCTGCTACCATTTGACTTGTTCTTAAATCTAGTGCGAAGTCTGATGTTACTTTCGTTTTAAATCTTAAGGCTGGACCAAGATAACTTTGGTAAAAAACATCACAATGTGTTACCAAATCTTTATGCAGCGAATCTAATTGACTATCTATTGAAGTTGTTAATGAATTTACTCTGATCGAAAAAAATGCTTGAAATTGAGCGGCTTGCTTTTTAGTTGTTTTATCCACTTCGGCTTCTGGGATACCTGTTGGCGATGCTGTGATTGCCTTCGTAAAGAGTTCCTTATAGTGGGTTGCCATTTTGAGCCAGTATAGATAGTATGCTGCGACTTGTTGTTGTGCTTCATCTTCATAATCTACTCCGAAATCTTTGATTAATGATAGTTTTATATTTGTTACTTCATTTAATAAATATTTAATTATTTCCCTAAAATCATATATATGACCAAAACTAGAATTGGAAATTAAGTTATCATATTCTTTAACAAATTTTCTGTACCCCCTTGTTTGTACATCTTCGGCATATATATATTGATCGAAGCATATGAAGCTTGGTGTTGGATATCTAAGTTCACCAAGATAGTTTTCTATCTCTATTTTTGGAAAAGAATCTTCTTTTTTATTTATTTCATTCCAAATATAGATATGCGATTCTTCTAGCTTGGGATTATTATATGGGCTAAGATTTATTTGTCTTAAAAGATTTTCTAAATTTTTTAAGAATGTATTCATCTCAATAAGTGTATTGTTTGTTTCTTTTCTTAATGATCCCAAAGGAACCGAATAGGTCTGATCATCACCATATGTTGCCGTAGAGGCTAATCTTAATGCAGCGTTTGACCCTAAAGATTCTGAACTACTCAAAGAAGATGATTCTTGGATATTGTAATCAAGACTTATCTTTTGCTCAGAACTATTTTCTTGAGATATGCTGTTTATGTTTGACATATTTTACCTAAAACATTTTTCTAGAAGTTTTTTTCAATGGTCTACCTTTTCTAAAGGTAGGTAGTAAATTTTGATTTCTTTTGGTCGTGACCATAATACTATCTTTTTTGTCATCCTCATAATCACCCTGTTTTTTCTCATACTTGGGCATGAAAAAAGTATTTGAAAAACTTTCTGTATTTTTCGCAATTTTTAATTTACTGAAATCTCCATAATTCTGAGTTATAGATAATAATGCTAACATAAGGGCATCATGCGCGTGGTCGACAGCAGACCCTCCAGCTTCAAAAACTGGTCTTCCAGATTGAGTGGTTCTAACTACGACATAAGATATTAATTGTAAATACATTTCTTCGTCAGAAGCTGGGAATAATAATTGTTCCCTTTCAAGATATTGAGTTAGGTTATCAACCATATATGGTTTTATTTCCTTTTTAACGGGGAGCTTAGTATATGGATCCCTTATTTCTATGCTCTCACCAAACCCAATACCCTTAACTCTATCCCTTAACTTAGATCCAGGATTTTCTGTTCCATATTTTCTAAGCAGTTCCACTTGCACTTCACCATAACCACGGTCAACATAAATATGTCTAGGATTAAATATCTCATTTAATTGGACAATTCTATTTACTCCGTTTGTTAAAGTGTATTCAGATTTATCAATTTCTTCCCTATATACAAGTCTAACTTTTCCTCTAAATCTTTCATCTTCATAATTATCATTACAAGCTTCAAGCACAACTATATTTGTACCTGCACCATATTTGTCCCAATCAACACCAATGGTATAAAAACCTCTAGCTGATTGTATTTCTGGAGTATAGTTCCAAGATGGTTCTATGAAAGCTTTATCAACATATTTCCTAGGATAGACACCCTCGGAATCCTCACCCCAGTCTGCCTCAATTTCATGACGATAACCTGTTTCGGTATATTGTTCCCTAAATTCATCTTCTTGTTCTTTATTGAAATAAGGGTTGCAATATGACGGAAAATAATACTCGGTAAATCTGTCCGATCTACACCATTCCCAGAACCTTTCCCTTCTACCAGTAGGGGTTGAGGCTCCAATTAAAACTTTATCTATTTGATCTTCTGCTGTTTTCTGCAACATCGCATATAGCGCATCGAGATCGTCTACGTGCATGTAATCCATCTCGTCAAGTACAATAATATGTGCTTCTTGACCACGGGCTACATCTGATTTACCACCAGATCTCATTCCAGAGGTAAAGAATCTAATAGTGGATCCATTAGAAAACTGAATCATAAACTGAGGACTCGTTACACTTCTTATTAGAGAAGATCCAACAATACTGTTCTTGGAAGCCAGTCTTTTTATCTCTTCATAAATAAGTTCAACTTGAGTTTTCATCGGCGCTATAACTAAACATCTTCCATCTATATGGGTATAACTGTAGTGAAGTAAATAAATTGCTAATGTAAATGTTTTTCCGTAAACGACGACCAGCTCTTAGCACTTTTCTTAAAGAGGGGTCTCTAAGAATTATTGTTTGATATACTCTAGTTTCGACGCCAAGAAAATGCTTTGCCCATCTACATGGATCTTTAGCTATATGTATATGTCTTTGTTGTTCAGCCGAAACTCCAAAATTTAAAAGTTCATTATCTATTTCAAATGGCTCATCTATTAACAATGCTAACTCTTTATTAGTAAATTCTCTACCAAGAATAGGAGTACCATCTGGCCAGTTTAGATGTCTAAGTTTATTCGCAAAAACCCATTCAATTCTTTTTATCTGTTTTATGTATTCTGGATCTTGAGCTTGGATAATCTCAAGTAAATCTTCTCTAGAAAGTTTTTCTAAATCAGCTCTAAACTTTTTTGTTTTATCGTTCATTATATCCTACCCATAATGTGCAGCCATCATTCCGCGCTTCTGCGCCAAGCAAAGACCTTGCATTCATCCTTGAATTTTGGATAGCAGCTACACCTCTAGCCCTAGAAGTGGCTGCTACTTCGTTATCCTTATAGTCCCCAAAAACTCCTCCACTGATATTTCCTTGCATTGATTTCATACCAGCTTTACCAAAATTAATAGCACCCTTAACTGCAAGCCCGCCCAATTTAGCTAACTGATATGCCATATCTGCAGCAAAAATCAAATTGATTCCTGGTACTGCGGCCTTAAAAGCTGCTCCAGCAACTCTTAAACCTACTTGTCTCCCACCGAGCTTAGCAGCTTGGAGCGATCCTTTCATGCCCAGCGACTTAATGATACCCTTATCAGATATCTGCGTTGCTAAGTCAAAAGACCCACGTGCTGCTACCAATCCTCTATTGCCAGCAAGGCTTGTTAAAGACGCACTTTTTTCGAGAGCTAACCCTAATGGTCTGATTACCCTTTCTGCTTCATCGGTCATTTGGATAAATCTGATACCAGAAGATGTTTGTCCTCGCAATGCACCGTCGTTATATGTCCTAAATGTTTTCACTCCAGAAGTTCCCATAGCGGTTCGCATTTCTGGACCGCCGCCATCCATTAACAATCTATTCATGAATGATTTACTCTTTGTACCTGATACACCCCCTACCGTTAGATAGCGTCTTTCCCCAACTGTTAAAGCTTGTCCTGCTGCACCTTTGTCTACTAAACCACCCAGCGCCGTTGCTTCGTAAGACAAACTACGTCCAGCGTTAAGTGTAGATGGTGCCACTATACCAGCATATGCTCTACCAGCATAAGGGCTGATATTAGAATTAGTAACTGCTCCTGGCATAGCCCTAACAAGACTACCTGGTGCATTCATTTTAGCAATTCTTGCTAAATTAAGATCTCCTCTAGCAGTGCTTCTCCCACGAGCAGCTCTTCTTTCCAATTTTGTGACTGCTCCTGTCCTAGAAAAAATTCCACCACTAAATAATGGTGCATCTTTTCCTTTGCCAAATAGCTTAGCTCCCTGATTAGAGATACTTGCAAGTGCTCCACCAGCATTGGGGCTAGCAAAACCCGCACTGTGTGCTCCAAAACCAGAAAGGTTTGGATTCCTCATAAATGCTCTTGGATCTGCTGTTAAGTTTCCTCTTCTAAAACGTTTGAATGAACCAGTCTTACCTGGTTGACCTAGACTTAATGCTTTTGCATTTTTTGCTTCCATTTTTCTGCCACGTTTAGTGGTTTGTCCAAAAATATTTTTTCCACCAACGAATTGCTCAGCACCTGGTCTTATACCCGGTGTCATTGAGTTACCTGTAAATGGTCTAAACTTAGCTCGAGATCTAGCTCCAACACCTGTTGAGCTTTTATTATCTAGAAATCCACCTTTGAGTATTGTATTTTGGCCCCTAAAGTTAGCAAAGCCAATACCAGAAATACCTATTCTATTAGCGGTTTCCATAGCTTCCATAGAAGAGCTCTTGACTGGCTCTTGGGCGTCATCTATAAATGCATTAGACATATTATATTATCCCCTTCTCAGGTTATGCATTCCGAGAACTATATTCCCATCGGCATTCAGATCTTTTGCATTTCTGGAAGATGTATTATCTCCATACATGTTGCTTGTTCCGGTATATTCCATGGTTCTTCTGTCCAATCTTCTATTGCCAACATATGGTGACTCACTAAAAAATTTTTCATTTCTATTTATATATGCCCCACCTATAGCAGCAGCCCCTGCCATCCCTACGGCTGCACCAGCAATCCCGCCTCTAGCCATTCCCATACCCCTACCTAAAAAGCCAGGTATTTTCATAGGGAGGAATCCTCCGTGCTGCTGTACCTAATGCCGCGCCTGCGCCAATAATACCAAGCGCTGCAGAACCAGACCCTCCTCCTGCTGCTGATGTTCCAGCCATTCCCATGGCAGCCCCGGAAAGTGCACCTATTACACCACCCTTCATGCCTTTACCAAGAAGCCCTCCGTGCTACTCCACCTAATACCGCGCCTAAACCAGTACCGACTACTTTACTGCCAGTTCCCCCTCCAAATGCGGCAGCATCCATAACTAATCCTGGGGTTAACTTCCTACCTAAAAATGATTCATCTGCATTAGGGTCGCCAAAAGCCACATCCATGGCAGCATCTCTTGCCGCTGGGGCAGTATGTTTAAGAAAGCCTGCCGTAGCTGCACCTCCGATGATTGCAGCTGTTCCCACTTTACTGGTAGCTGCTCTACCTAGTGATGATAATAATCCCATTTCTATTCTCCGAATAAATGATTATTTTTAGTAGAACTCATTGAAGTGTGTCCTATTTTTTGTCTATCTAAATTACCTACAATACCAGCGGTCATAAGCGGATCTCTTTTTTTAGAAGAGTAAGCATTGCCGCTTTCTAAAGCTTCCTGTATTGCATAAGGTCTTTGCCCTTGTTCAAAAGGTGCTGGTGATATAGTATCTTCATATAGTTCATTTTCGTTGTTTTTCTTAGCTTGTCTATATCCAATAAAAGCTGCAGTTGATATAGCTGCCCCTATTAGAATAGTCCCCTTATTTTTTTTCATCCAATCTCTTCCAATGCTGATTTGTTTTAAGACTTCTTCTGGAGAAGAAGTTGGTCTTGAAACATTTTTTGGAATTTTACTTGCTCTTGGAGCACTTTCCTCTACTAATCTTAGTGCTTTTTGACCTTCTTCAAAAGTGGTAGTTCCGAGTCGCTCCAAGCTTTCGGCGCCTTCTCTTACAACCTCATCTGTACCAGTACCAAAAGCAGCTCCCATTACACGAGTTTCTCCACTGTCGTCCGTATATTCAAACATTTTTGCCATTTTATATCTTGCTTTATCTGAGGTATCTCTTTCAGCTAAATCAATACCTTGAGCCATATTGACAGCCAAATGTTCTTCAACGGTATTTGGAGCATTAAGTGTATTTTCAATTTTAAATCCAACTGTGCCACCATCTTTATTTTTTTCAGCTATATCTTTTACTACTGAATTATAATTTCTTAAAAATGAAGATCCTTCTCCTGCTGCTTCATCCATTTCAGTTAAGCGTATACTTCTGGCTTCTCTAGTCGCTAGATGAGCTATTTCTGACATGGCGTCCATATGCTCAGTCTTGTTTGCTCCAAAGATACTTCTTACCAAAGTATTCATGTCACCCTCAATTCCTGAAGCAGGTTTATTGGGGGTAAGTCTTTGCTTAAAATAATCTTGAGCATTTAGGGAGATGACCTGATCTGCTATATCTTCCATAGAAGCTATTGACTGATTTGTCGGCATGTGGGGTATATTTATCATTGGTCGATTTGAACCATGAATATAGGATTTTCCAAATATATTTAAATTTGGATTTTTTAAAAACTCTTCAGATCCAAATTTAATTTCAGAAATTACTTTTCCATCAGCATCAAACTCTCTAAACATTAATTTACTCATAGTATCTGAGTTCATAATTGTTTTTGCACTTGCTTCAGTAGATTCTTGTCCCACTCTTTCATATGGTGTTCTAAAATATGAATTTGGGATATTATCATGAACTCCGTGTACCAGTTGATTTTGGAACCTGTACACCAAAAATTTTTTCCTGTCCCTGCCCAATAGCATATTGGATACCATATTCAGAAAGATTATTTACAGTATTATCTCCTGCAAGAGCTGCAATAGTTGGAGATAAATCCCCACCCTCCACCAAATTTTGGTAAATGCTTCGACCTATACCTGAAGTAGCCTGAGCTTCTCCTACTCCTCTAACTCTACTTCTGACATCTAATCCGGCATATGGGAGACCATAATCTGCAACAGCTTGCGAATAGGCTGTAGTCTTTTCTACCTTAGCTCCAATCCCAGTTAATCTAGGTAATATTTCCCCAGCTCTAACATGACCTGTGATTTGCGCTGTTGATGGATCACCATAAGTTCTAGCGGTTGTCCCAAGCATTTTTTCAAACTCTGCTTGATTTGTAATATCTAAAGGAGAAGTAGTTCTAGCCCTACTGGCTAAAATTTTTCTTGCAGTTACAGCTTGATCCAACTCGGTCTGCTGTGTAAAGTTTAGACTTATATTATGTAGTCTTTCTGCGGCTTTATTATATTCTAAGCTAGTTCCTTCTGAAACTAATTTTCCCACGTTAATACCAGTAGGAGTAGTTTTTGCATCGTCTAAAGTTTGCATAATTGCATTACGAGCTATTGTTTGATCTACATCAAAAAATTTATTAGAAGTTGTGTTTTGAAATTGAAATATTTTATGATCTTTATTATAGGATAAAATACCCCTCTCTCCTTCATTCGCAAATAGTGCTTCCCCACTTTCAGATTGAAGCATTTTTATCTGTGCTCCGTATTCATGATCTACTGAAAGACTTACTCTTTGCCTACCTGCTTCTGAGTTTTTTAGATAATCAAAACCATAATCCGATAAATAATTATTTCCGGACATTTGTTACTGGTGTTATTGATGAGCTTCGACTAATCCTGTTTCTTAAAAATCTTTCAAAAGAACTTTTTTCCGTAGATGTTCTTAATAAACCAGTTTCATTCATTGCTTTTCGAATTGCATCTTCGTTACCTAAATATAAAGCAGCTGATTCTGGAGATAACCCACTAGGTGGCATCCCCTTTGATATTTCTCTTGACCAATGCAATTCCCCATTCTGTAGGAAAGTACTTAGGTGTGCAGTAAATAATGTATCGATAGTTGCAGTGTGTGTTCCCTGGTTTGTCAGTGCCTTTAATAACTCTTCGCTATGCCCAGATTCTTCTAATAGGGGAATAAAATTTGTATTTAAGAAAAGATTTTCCAAAGAAAATGTCCCCTTTGCCCCACCCATTATTTCTTCTGTTCTTAGTATTGTCGATCTAAGTTCTTCTATTAAAGTTGCAGTTTCTGGACGAGTGCCTAATAGTGGTACTAGCTTTTTATCGATTTCATGTACTTGGCTCCCCAAAAAGATTCTAGCGCTATCGAGAGTATCAACTAGATAACCGGGATTATTTTCTATTTTATTTTGAAATTGTCTAACAAGTTCTTTAGCTTCTGCGTCAAATTGATAAGCTGGAAGTCCTAATAAGGTACTCATAAATTTATCTATATCAAAAGCCTGCGCATTGTGTCCCTGCACTATGTCACCTTTTAAAAATTCTCTAATAATGTTTTTAAAACTATTTACACCTTTTGCACCGCCGTCACTATATGCTTCTTTAAATTTAGTAAATTTATCCCCATCTTTTAATAGAGCTTCTGCTTCATCCTTAAACCCACCTTCGCGAAGATATGTGGCGACCGAAAGTGGCATTGTTTCCCCACCGCGTTTAACTCCAGCAACATCCATAAGCGGAGATGCAAAACTTTCTTGTAATATAATTTTTGGAGTTGTTGATGTAAAAGTCTTATCTGCGTTAAGGGTAATATAATGTTCGGAAAATGCGATATCTCTAACTTGTGAATCGGGAGTTAGGCCTGTTGTTTCTGTATCCCATGTAATAACCCTTTTTCTTTTTCCAATATCCGCTATTGGTATACCAAGATGGTTTGTGGGGAATTCTACACCAGTACCAACACCTTTTAGAAAAAAGGACTTAGAGCGCTCGACAAGTCTTGCTAAAGAATCCGGATTTTTGATCCTGCTCTTACTTATGGATATATCGTCCATTAATGATGGATTCAGGTTTGCATTGAATGATGAAGAGCCTATATTTAATAAATATGGATGTATTCCCTCACCTGCTTTATATCCTTCGCCGAAATAATCAACTGAGTAATTTAGGTAATGTTTATATGCACTCTCTGATTTTAGAGAAACTGATGGAAAACCAGCCTTTTTTAAAAGATTCTTCTTAATAATTGTTGTTTTTTCATAAGCATTAAAAACTTCTCGCCCTGCTTCAGGAGACAGAAGACTCAAATCTAAGTTTTCCTGAAACGCCAATGCGCGTAGTTTTCTTTTTCGTTCAATATATGATAAATTTTCAAACATTTTAGCTGCTTTTAGACTTCTCTTTTTTGGATCTGTTAAATTTTTTCTATATAAATCATTTACTTCACTTTGAATAGCCTCAAGATATGCTTTAGGGTCATTTGTTCTTCGTATAGATCCTGCAACTTCGTTATTACCCAATATCATGTCAACTATTTTTTGAGTTATTGGACCATCTTGAATTTTTACAGATTCGCCGCCAATAGTTAATCTTTTAATTAATTCTACAATTTGATTATGAGTAAGAATATTACTGCGCATATTTACTCTTCGTCTTTTTGTGATTCGATATAGTCATCTACATCGTAAGTGCCAAGTTTTTTTCTAATTAATTTTTGATTTTCGATTTCTATAGCTTGAACTTTATGTATTATTGCA